GGCTTCACTGGCTGAACCAGAGGAAGGGGTAGAAGTTTTAACGACTGCCCCAGCTAAGGCGAAACCAGGACGCAGACCTAAAGCTAAGAAAGTTGAACCTGTAGTAGAGACTAAACCATCGGAGGAAGACAGTGACGATCTCTCGTTTGGAGATGATGATTAACTCTTTAAAAGAATCATTCAATGCTAGGTTTGGTGAGCCGATTCCTGACTCGATGCTGCTTGCCGTCTGTGAGACAAAGCTGCAGGAAGAAAAGCAGCTCTTTATCCGCAGGCATTTAGCCAGTGTCCCAGCTAAAGACCTAATAGCGATTGTGAAGGCGCTAAAGACAGGTGGCTAGACTAGGCAGAGGCAGAGTAGCGAAAGACCCTGACCTTAAGCGCAAACCTGCGAAGTACAAGCTAAATGAAGCTAACGGCCTAGTCACGAAGGGTAAAAGAACCCCTGCAGATTCTCCACCTGAACCAGAGGAGTTTATAGGAAACTACCTAGAAGACCCAGTTAAGGCGAAAGCGTGGGCGAAAGTAGAGTACATGCGGGGCAAAAACTCCCTGGACTGGATATGCCACTGGGGCAAGATTCCACCTGATGTAATGAGAAAGTGGGTCTTTCTAGGAACTAAAGCACCAGGCAAGCGTAACGAGGAGCAGCCGTGGGCTAATGAGCGCAATTCGTACGTGAATCAGGCGGTGCAGGAAGTCGTATCCAACATGAGCGTGCAGCTTCAGAACTGTCTAGGACACTGCATCTGGATAGTTGGGGAGACGCTAGCTAGGTATTCTGAGCAGAACCGTGAGTACACGCTAGACGAGATGGAGCAGATAACCAAAGTCGCTAAAGAGCTTCAGAGCATGATGCAAGTCAGCAAGGGTGAACCGGCTAAGATGTTTGGGCTGGATATTAACGTCAACAAAGGTGTCCTGAACTGGGACATGGTAAAACGGCAAATCATCAATAACGATATTCTGACTTGGGACGAGAACGTACCTAAGCCAAGACTACTAGACAAAAAGGCGATAGAGCATGACAGACAGTACGGACGAGAAGCCAAAGCAGTCGAGTCTGATAGTGGACCCCAGGCAAATATCGTACGGCCTGGAGACGGCAGAGAAGCTGAGCCAGCTCCACAAGGGCAAGCAGTTCCATGCGAAACAGATACAACTCTTCAATGCGATCTTTCGGGATGGGTATCGGAGGGTGTACATCGACAAGGGGAGGAAGGCAGGCGCGACTGAGGCGGCCCTTTACATCCTGAACCGGATAGCAGGGTTACAACCTCTTAGAGCTACCTACATCATTGGCCCTACTCAGAAAGAGCAATCTGAAATTTGTTGGCAGAACCGTAGAGCGCACCAGATGTCTCCTCTGGAGTGGGAGCCTGAGTTTTACAATAGTGACCACCGTGTACGTTTCCCTAATGAGTCCTTCATCAAAGTAGCTGGAGCCAATGACCCCGATAGCTCACGGGGACGGGAGGGTGATGCGTTCATTTGGGATGAGGCTAAAGACCATAACCCTGACGCTCTGGATTCCTGTTACCCTAACGTATTGTCACGAAACGCGCTGTGGATCGTGATGGGAACGCCTGCCAGGACGAAAGACAACCATTTTTACAAGCTAAAACAGACCGTTGCCGATGACCCTGAGTGGTTTAAGATCCACATGACCGCATGGGATAACACCTTTTTACCAGGCGGCCATGAGTGGCTGAAAAAAGAACGGGAGAAATACTATGCTAGGGGTGACTGGGACCTATGGGAAATTGAGTGGGAAGGACGCTGGATTTTTAACTCCAGGCGTAAAGTGTTACCTAGTTTTGATTCTGCTAAGCATGTGCGTCCTTTTTCTGTGCTTAAGTCTGAAGTGGATAAAGATGCAAGGCATCTTAGGTGGGTAACGATTATCGACCCAGGATACCGGACATGTTTCTGCGTTCTGTTCTGTTGTTATAACCCCTATACGGCGCAGTTTTACTGTTTAGATGAGATATATTCGACCGAAAAAGACATGAATTCAGCCCGAATCATGTGGCCTAAGATTGTTGAAAAGCAGAAGAAATTGTTCGGCGGGAAGTGGAGCACGGTGTACGACTCTGCAGCGTTAGCGTTCGCGGTAGAGGTGAACAGTATCCAAAAAGCGTCCGGTGAAAAGGTCCAGCTGGTCCCTACAAGCAAGTCACCTGACGATGAGGAAGAATATTTTCGTCTGATAAACAGCTCCATGCATGAGCAGGGGCTGTTTTATATTTCAGAAGACTGCGTAGAAACCATCGGGGAGATTGAGAACTACGAAACCGATGAGTGGGACCGATACCCTGATGAGAAGAACCATGCTTTAGACGATTTACGGTACGGGTATAAGTTCTTAAACTATACATTGACGCTTAAGCGGGGCAGGGCTACCATAATACCTAACAATGAGCGTCAACACGATTCGTTTGACCCCAACAATATAGAAGACAACCCTAGAAAAGAAGGTTGGCAAGGCTTTGAAGATTACACAGTACAGGAGAAACTGAAGGGATGGCTACAATAGACTTAAGTTTGATTCTGGTAGGGATTGCAGCGATTTTTTTCGTTTTAGGCGTTCTGATGAATCAGAGTAAGCAGAATAAAGAGGCAAGCCAGCTTTCAGTTATTCTGGCTATCGCGGCCTTTACCGATGCTAGGTCTCTAAAGAGTGCGCCTATGTTGCGGCAGATTGTTGAGCGTTACGTCCCTATCGAGAAAGGCGAGAAGTCAAACGAAAAAGTACAGCAGAAACAGAATGAATTTGCAGATGCGTTTAACGAGGTTTGGGGTAATGGGATAGTAGCGACTCCAGTTAGTCCTAAACTAAAAGAGCAGGAGCTAGTGTAGGGTATGGCAGGGTCAGGGCACTATAAAGATTTAATCTACGATCATTACGAAGGCCTCCATGTCACCGATAAGGACGAGAAATTTAATCTGCGTCCGTTATTCTCAATAGACCATAAAGACGAGAATACCCTGCTAGAGTGGCTCCAAGAAACTTTACTCTGTTTAGGCGATGAGAACGCCTCAAGAGCTGAGAATCAGTTTACCAATATCCAGTTTTACGAAGGTATACACACTTTAAAAGAAGCCGGTCCAAGCGTTCAGGCGCAGGACGGCCAAGCTAGGCCGATCTCGCTAGAGAATAGGTTTGTGATGAACCACATCCTAGACTTTACAGTTCAGAAGCATTCCAGATTTCTACGCTACTCCCCAAACTTAAACGTGTTGCCGTGGAACAATGAATACAAAGATAAGCTGGGTGCTAGGATTTCTAAGAAGACTATTGATCATAATTTCTATTCGCTAGACGTAGATGGGCACCTATCTGACTTGGTGATGAATGCGATCCTGTGCGGCGAAGGGTACATGTTTGTCGAATGGGACAAGTACAAAGGCGACCTAGACCAGGAAGTAAAACGAGCTCAGGAATTAAAAGAAAGGCAGATTATTTCTTCGTTTCAAAACACAAACGGGCAGGAGATAAACCTAGAGCAGATTAAGCGGATAGGTGATCACACTTGTACCGTTCCACTGCCTTGCCACGTTTTGACGGAACCTAGAATAAAGTGGCCTGATGTAAACTACGCCTTTAAAGCGACTCTGAAACATATCGACGAGCTGAAGGCAGAAAACCCTGGAGTAAATTTCAGTAACGTAAACGTCCCTACTCCGAGCAAGACTAATAAATCAGATTACGGCATGTCGGCTCATCGTGGTGAGTGGCATATCCAGTGGGAATTTTATCACAAGCACCACAGATTTCTGCCTAAAGGAAAGTATGTTCGGTTTGTAGATGGAATCCTGTTAGAGGCAAAAGACCTCCCTTACACGCACGGGATGCTTCCTATTGTTAGGTTCACAGACTACGACAGCGTAGTTAGTTCGCATGGTTGGAGTTTTTATGAATCACTAAAGCTGCCATCAGTCATGATTAACAACATGATGAAGGTAGCGTATCGGTCGTTTTGTATTGCGGCCTACCCTAAGCTGATTGCTGCAGAAAATTCGTTTAACTTTTACTCAATGGCAAACGGACCGTTTGTAATTGAGTATACTCCAGGCGTGGGCAACCCTCCAGAGCTAGTGACGTTTAACGGTGTGCAGCAGGAGTTCTTTCAACTCTCTGACCACGTAGAACGCTTCATGGAGAAAAACTCCGGTACGTTTGGGGTGTCCCGTGGGGAGGCGATGCCGAACGCTAGAGCGAGAAGCATTCTAAACTTCTATGAGGAGCAGGAAGAAAAGCGCGAGAGTTCACAGATTCGTAAGTACAGCGCGGCGATTGAAAAGCTAGGTAAGATGATTCTTACCAACTCAGGCCAGTACTACAAGCCTGACGACCAGCGTACTCTAAAGATTGTAGGTAAAAACAATTCTTATAAAGTCAGGGTGTTGGATGATGTCACAAAATTGACAGGGCCTTACGTGGTGAAAGTCGAAAGGACTACCGCACTGTCTGAGTCCAAGCAGGGTAAGATTGACCAGATCGCTACACTGTCTAGCGTTCCACTATCAGACCCTCAATCCCCTGGCGGCACTACTGGCCTATTCACTAGGGAACAGATTCTGCAGATGGTAGAAGTGGCCGATGTGGATACGTTCTTTGAAATGGCGACAGCAGCGGCTGAACGCGCTAACTCAGAGAATGAGGATTTATTTGAAAATTATCCAGTAGAGGCTCCTAGTGAGTGGCAAGCTCACCTGATTGATTGGAACGTCCATTTCCAGTTTATGCAGTCTAGGGAGTTTTCTGACACTAGAGGATTACCCCAGGAGATTCGAGAAAAATTTATCAGGCACCTGATGGCGCATGAAATGTTTCTGTGGCAGAAAGCCCAGACCAACATGAAGCTGTGTCAGTTGCTTACTGAGAATCAATATTTTCCTGCAGTGTTTGTGCCACCTCCAGGTAGTTGGCCTCTGATTCAGGTGCTGATGATGCTGCAGCAGCCTCCGATGCCTCCAGAGATGATGGGAGGAGCTCCCAACATGGAGCCAGCTCCTGGTGACGGCACCGATATGCCGGTAGATGAGTTACCACCAGAGGAACAAGTTGTAAGTGAAGATGTATCTGAACAAGAAATGCAAGAACCACAAGGAGTACCAACAGCATGAGTGAAACATCAATGGAAGACAATGACATCCACCAAGTCGGAGACAATGGACCGGATTTAGATGATATTCGCGGTGCGCTA